CGGCCGAGTGGAGACGCATAATGGGAAATGAAAATGAGGATCTACCTGCTCTTGCTGAGATGAAGTTAAGAGGAAACGAAGATGGTGGAGATCTCATTGGATATGTAACTGTAAATACTAAGCTGGAGGACTAGGTAACATGGCAGATAATACTGAAAATACACTTCCACGCGTTGAGGCTCTTAGGCAGGCTGCCGCGTTAATTTCTGGGTCAAGAGACACAGACTACGGAGGACCGTATGATAACTTTGGGCGCATAGCCGAGTTTTGGTCCACCGCGTTTGGAAGAAAGTTTACACGTAGAGACGTGGCAACCGCGTTGATACTTGTAAAATTATCTAGAGACGTAGGAGAAGGATCACCTTATAAGCCAGATACCTGGGTAGACATCGCCGGATACGCCGGTTGTGGTTACGAGGTTGGGTTAAAAGAAAACACCGCTGAATAGGTAGGACATCTGCGGTGAAGGCGGTATACAGTCCTTCCGTGGCTAACTAGGAGAGGTGTATACTTGTCTGATCTTAACTTTATTGACTGTAACGGCCTTGCCGGCTTCATGAGCCTAGGCTTCGTGCAGTCAGGCATGGAGATGAAGCTACGCACTGGAACATTAAACTTTGGAAATCCTGTTGCCGAGGCTAACCGTCACCATCTTGGAGATAGCTGGACACATCACTTCTCAGACGATCCAGGTGAATGGCCAGTTAAGAAAACTGACGTTGTCGTAGGTTGTCCTCCGTGCTCGGGATGGTCGGTGTGGTCAGGTGAGGCTAATCGTGGCCCTGACGCAAAGGCACACGAGCATACAAAGGCATTTATGCGCTACGCAGGTAGAGTTGCCCCAAAGGCAGTCGTGTTTGAGTGTGTTCAACAGGCTTACACACAAGGTAGAGACGTAATGAACAACTATCGACGCATGGTTGAGGACATCTCAGGTAAAAAGTATGATCTTTATCACGTAAAACATAACAACCTGCAGGTTGGCGGATTTTCGTATCGCCCAAGATACTTCTGGGTAGCTGTAAGAAGTGGAATTAAGTTTAACGCGCCACACATGGAGCCAAAGGAACTTCCAAGAATTATGGACATCATCGGAGACCTTGCAAAGATGCCACAATCATGGAACGAACAAAAATACGTTGCTCCCGCGAGTAGGTGGGTTAAGCACCTAAGATCAAAGAGCGGAACTGTAAACGGTCACATGGGAAAGACCAACATACACGCTCAACGTATCGAGGAGGTATTTGACATCATTGGAAACGAAGGTTGGCAAGGTAACGGTGACCTTGGTGGCGCTATTAAGAAGGCAGTAGACATGAACAACGGAGAGTTTCCACAAAAGTGGATCGACATATCTCCTAGAGTTTTACGTAAGAACTTTAAGCTAGGCTTCTCACAGCCTTACCGATGGAAGGAAGATCACTGGTGTAACGTTCTCACCGGATCAGCGCTGGATCACGTCATTCATCCAACTGAGCCAAGACTTATAACTCACCGCGAGGCTGCACGCATGCAGGGACTTCCTGATGACTGGGACATTGAAAGTGTAAGAGACTACTCATCCTTATCTACGGTGTGGGGCAAGGCGGTCGCGGTGCAGGCTGGAAAATATATCGCAACCGCAATAGCAAACTCGCTTGAGGGAAATCCTCAGGGAGACGCTCCTGAAAAAATTGGAGATCGAGAATTTTTAATAAACGGAGATAAGGACTTCTCCCGACACGCGGCGAAGAAAAAGTGGTACTCTAGTGCCATAGGAGCTAAAGCCGATGCTTAGAGATTACGATGAGGATCTTGTTCCGCAGTGCGAGCTGTGCTGGATACAGGAAAATAGTGTCTGGGAGCCGGATAGCGTCGACGAGCGTGGAAACATCATCACACGACTTGTAAACGTAAGTGTTCCTCTAAGTCTTAGCCCAGGTGCGGTCTGCGAGTGTATAACCTGCGGGAAGGTAACCGTGGTTGGAATATACGTGCCCATCGAGTCTATCGAGGAGATGATGGACGAGGAAAACATTCCTGTTGAGGATATAAATCCGGAGGAAAAGTAAAAAACCTGTGATATAATTGTCTCAATGACAAAAGGACAGGTACATGCAAACATTTTTACCACAGACTGACTCCTTCGAGCGTATCGCTCAGGAGCTGGACAACAAGCGTCTAAACAAGCAGGTTCTTGAGGCGTGGCAACTTCTGTTAACTCTTACCCAACTTGATCCTCGCGGTGAACACCGTGACCCTAAGGGCTGGCGCAACCACCCTGCGGCGAAGATGTGGGCAGGGCATGAAAAGGCATTGGTTCTATACGCAAACACGATGTGTAAGGTCTGGCTAGAGCGCGGGTATAACTCCACCATGCTTCCTAAGATCGAGGCAACTTTTTTACGTGCCCTTGAGCTAGGTCGCGTTGAGGATAAGCTTACCTATCCCTGGTGGATGAAGGATAACGACAAGTACGAGCAACTTGCCTCAACCCACAGGGTAGCTCTTCTACGCAAGGACTATCCCTGGTACTCGCAGTTTGGCTACCCTGAGGATAACGGATACCGTCCGGAGTTCTACCAGTACCTATGGCCTGACGCAAACGGCGAACTTAACCTCGGTACGTTTAATAACCTGTAAGTAGCCCGATACGGCGCAGATCTCAGGCGCTCATCACCTCTCTGAGACACTTTCACCGCCGCCGCCATGGAATTACATGTTGATAATTAGTCGGTGATTATCCACGCGTTTTGACTCCACTTAGTATACGATGACTCCACTTACTAGTGATTTGGAGCAGGATGCAGGACTCAAGGAAGGGCGAACTCCTATGGAAGGAGTGGACCGGAGAGGGATATGATCCTTTTCTTGATGAATCGGTTGTTTTCTTTACCGACGAGCACGTTGATCTTGAGAACGAGTTAATCCGCCGTGCGCTAGCATCAGCGCTTCAACGCGACGGAATATCCATAAGCCTAGGAAATGGTTTTCAGTCTATTGACTCCGCAAGAATCTCACAGGGTTACGCAGGAGAGATTGATGGAGACATAGATCTTACCGTCTGTGATGAAGAAGGAGAAACTCGCGAGGGAGATCTTGTAGATGAGATCTACGAGATAACGTGGGTTGAGGTTTTGCGGTGACGCTAAGACCCGGAGATCTAGACTGGCAGAAGGACTCAAGCTGCTCGCTTACAGAGAATGAAAAGTTAAGAGATTTCTTTTTCTCCACCGAGCCTGCGGAGAAGTACCAGGCAAAAAATTTATGCTTTCAATGTCCTGTACGAAAGGACTGCTTAAAGTGGGCGCTTGAACACCGACAGATCTGGGGAATCTGGGGAGGAAAGGACGAGGGAGAAATACGTCGCACACTTTCCGTGTCATGGAACGGACAGGAGTCACGTCGTCAACGTTTTCCACAGTGTCCATACTGCAACGCAAGACCGAACAAGCTTAAGACACTTGTGGTTGACGTCCCAGGCGGAGGCCGCTGGAGCACCATGCGTCTTGTTAAGTGCGAGGCGTGCGAGTTTACGTGGAGAAGTAGAACAAGCGCAAACGCTGTTGACGCATACCACATACAGCGCGAGGAAAAACTGCTTAAGGCTGAGCGTAAGAAGACAAAGATTAAGAAGAAAAAGAAGGAAAAACCAGTAAACCTTGACTAGTCTCGGTTGTGGTATCGTTCCTCACGACCAACCGGATCTTTAAGACGATCAACCCACCAACGACACGCACGCTCGTTCTCGGTTAACGTTAAAACTCCATATATGCGGCGGTTATCAAGATACTGTGGAATATTATTTTCTCGGGCGGATAGAGAGAACACCATGTACTCCCAGCGGTCTGAGTTCTCGAGGTACGTAAGCTTGTCGATGTACTCTCTCTTTATTAGGTACGTGCAGTGAACACAGTCGCAGAGAATTAAACCTCTTATCTTTTGATCTAGTATCTTGTAGTAAGGATCCTCCGGAACTATCGATCCGTAGTCATCAACCTTGTCATGGTAGTTCGAGTAGTACATTCCCATGTTTACACCCAGCTTGTCCGCATCCTCAGGTGTATCAGCGTTTTCACGCAACG